CGCCGCTAACGTCAAATGCTAACTGCTTTGTCGTATCGCTTGAGTCTACGAAGCGGATTGTCCCCGCTTTCAGCTTGTACGTCCAAGCGGCTACAGAACCGTTTGTGGTGAGAAGATAATCGACATTGCCGGTTTGCGCTGGCAACGCGGCAGAGAAAGCTAGCTGGTCCGCATAGTTCTTCGTGATAGAGAGCAGGCGGAATTCCGTCCCGTTGTATTCAGCCGCGTACACATAGCCGGATACCAGATCACCGGATACCACATCCGTTCCGTCTACGCGACGCAGGTTCTGGGCACCGAGGCCAGAAATGTTCAGGGTAGATGCGCCTGTGTTGTTCGCGGTCGGGGAAAAAACAACCAACATGCGATTGGAGTATGCGGGCAGCGTAGTGGCAGGCGCGAGCGTATAAGCATTCGCACTGCCGCCATCCGTGCCAGTCACACAGACTGCTCCGGTAAAGCCTGCAAAGTCGTTCCTAAGCGCCGTCTTCAGGTTGCGCAGATGGTCGTCGCCTTGATTCTTGGGATCGGTAGAGGTCGGATTGGTTACGACCAAATCCGAGATATGCGTTACGGTTTCGAGTCCCATTACCAGCCCCGATTAATGTTGAATCTTGCCGTTTGCCGCATATTCCCTAATTCGGTCGTAAGTGGTGGAACGGCACGAGTTTCGTTTTCGTTCGTAGATATTTCTTTCATTGCCCTGTCAAACCTGTCCTGCCACACTGCGATGCGGGCGTCGTCCTTGATATAAGGAGCCGCCTCCAGAAGTGCCCCAAACAGGTACGCATCGGGATATTCCGTAAGCAGTGCATTCGTCGGATTGGAATTTGAGAGTGTCAGCCGCTTGATGTAGCGGAATGTGAGGCTGTAGTTCTGGGATGCTGGCTTGTCGAACGCTAAATTTGCACCATCAACAGCCCAATATTCTGGCTGCCCGTTCGTTGTAACAACAGGCATGTTTTCCGGTAGGCTCGGCGTCAGCTTTTGCCTCGGCGTATATGTCTCCAGCCAAAGAGCCACAGGCGAATTAAAATCACTCGGCAACGAGACATACCGAGAACTCGGCGTCATCGTTAATGATGCATCTATCTCCATCATCCTTAACCGCAACTGCCTATTAAGGCGCGACTCGGCCATCGTGATAAGGTCTGGAATGATTGACGTAAGGTCCGAACGATGCAACCAGTTAGCTATTGCGGTTTGAAGGCTCGAATAAGTATCTAGCGCCATTTCTAATCCCTAAAAGAGAAAGGGGCCGAAGCCCCCTTCTTTATCCAATAGGCAGACCAGTTACAACCGCTTCAGGCCTTACCACAAGAATCGTGTAAGTTTCAGCAGAAGGATCAATTGCGCCAGAGGTGGCGTTCACAAACGTCAACGCTAACGTGTCGTTAGCAGACACTCGAGCATTGACCACGCCAAGACCGGCATTAGCAGAAGGCTTATCGACATAAACAAAGTCACCGGTTTTTAGGCCGGTTACAGTGAAAGTCTGTTCAGCCGTAGTATTTGCAGAGACAGACGCCACATCGAGAGAAACCGTAAAAACGGCCATCTTTGCGACGTTGCCCATAATGATTCCTACGGACATGTCAGCCTCCTTAGTTGTTATGCAGACGAGCGGCCAACTGTGCGCGAAGCGTCTTGTAGCCGTACAAAACATCCAAACGGCAAGGGAACTTGTCGTTAGTGATGTCGTATTGGCGAACGATACGCATCGAGATGCCGTCCATCGTCTCGCGAGCAGAGAAGTCAACACCGTTAGGCATTTCCAAATCTGCGGTAGCGAAAGCAAATGCGCCCTTTTGATAAAGCAGCGAAGTTCCTACTGCGGTAGAGGCAGTGCCTGCGATGGTGATCGCAGCGGTAGACGAAGTTGTCGGAATCGTGCAGTTCTGCTTAGCGCCACCCAGAATGATGGAGGGGCTAATCGCCACGGAACCAGCGCCACCAGCGTTATCAGCGGTCACCACGAATTGTTGCAGAACGCCGGTCGATTGCTTGGTCTCGGGATGGACCTTGAACACGTTACCAATTGTGAACACATCGCCTTTGTTCAGCGTGCCGCTGCCGCTTGCCACGGTGATGGACGAGTAAGCCGTGCCATCGGTAGCCAGTGCGGAGGTGCGGGTGTCGGTCGTGTACGAGGTATTGCCACCGCCACGAGTATGGCTCGGCCACATCGTGTTTTCAACGAAGTCGAATCCAGCAGTGCGGCCCATGAACCCTTCGCGATACTGCTTCGAGATGTTCGTGGTGTCGTTGAACAAACCCTTAAGAGCGTCAACCAAGTCAACGTTGTCTTGGGTGTTCAGGTTGGCAGTACGATCGTTCAGCGGAGTCAACGCGTCTTGCATGATCTTGCGAGCAGCCAGAACCTTAGTCAGACTTGCCGGGTTGCCGCCATTCCACACGGACTGATACACGTCCTTGTACATGCTCATCGCGTCGGCTTCAATGTTGGCAGCCAGTACGGACATCGCCGGCTCGATGATGCGCTCGGAGAAGTCATCCAGGCTCAAGGTCAGGTCAACCGAAGTGAAATTCAGGTCAACGCCCTTTTGCGTGGAGACTTGCAACGATACGCTAGATTCGCTGGTGTCTTGTGCGGACAGCGTAGCGCCAGAACGAACCGTGTATTGGTTCGGCAGGCGGATTTTCAGCGTGTCGCCGATCTTCGCGCCCTTCTTCGCATAACTGTCGTCGTAGTCACGAGTGATGGAGCCAACGAAGTTGAGTTTTTGGTGCAGGATACGCAGCGCCTCGCGGGTCACTGCGGTTGGGGTAAGCAGAGTATTTGCCATTTAAGTTCTCCAGAAATGAAAAAACCCGCTTTCGCGGGTTCGTTTGGTTAGCGTCGTTTGATTTGTGCGTTACGCCACTTCAGCCATTCATCAGCACTCATCTTTTCGGGGTCTCTATGAGTTCCAGACTTCGACGAGGTAATGCGAGTCACAGGTTTTTCCTGCGCCTCTTGTCTTGGCTTGGCGGACTGTTTCTTAACAAGCTGGTCGTACAATTCGGCCTTGTGAAGAATCTTCCCAATTGCCGGGTGTTGTATCGTCGTGCGCGACAAAACGTCAGCAGGAATTCCCTGCTCCACTCCGTATTTCAAGAGTGCATTGCTACGCTCGTCCGACCATCCTTTAACTTCACGCGCCAGATACAAACTCGCTTCCTGGACTTGCTTGGCAGTTGCCTGCTGCTCATTCAGTGCGCGTTGTTGCTGTTTCTGCGTGATACTTTGAGCGAGCTGACCACGGTAATTGCGTAGCTCGTTCATTTGATGCGTAAGCCTTGCGGCCTCGCCTGGATTGGCGTCGTATAGCTGCTGCCAATTTACGTTTTGGAACTGAGCAAGCTGCTTGTCTACGGCAACCACTTCAGCGAGTTCAGTGACATATTCCTGATGTTCCTTGGCCTGTCGCTGCACCTGCGCTGCCTGCGCTTCTAGCTGTTTTCGCTGCTCTGCTACCTCCTGCGTTTTGCGGGTGTAGTCGGCTTGGCGCAAAAAAGCATCGCGCAGATTTTTCGGGACTTTGTATTTCTGTCCCTCGTAGTCGATTTCCTCTTCTTCCTCGCCCTCGTGAGGCGATTCCGTTTCGGGATCTTCTACGCTGATTTCTTCATGTTCTGCTACCTCGGACGGTTCCTCGGTAGCATGTGCCACTTCGGAGTCCTGAATATCAGGTTGTTCCATGTGTTAACTCCAAATAAAAAAGCCCGCGAGTAGCGGACTGGTGATTGAGGCCTTATGGGCCTAAACCGGTGCGGCGGGCTGTTGGCCCGGTTGTTGAGGCGTAAAAAAACCGCCTTGCGGCGGTTGTTGTTGTTCTGGCTGTATTGGTGGCATGTGCGCCGCTATGTTCCCGCCTATTGTCGCGTTGTCGACCATCGGCATCTGAGCCATCTGCGCTACAGCTTCTTGAGCAAGCTCTATGCGCGCTGCTTGAGCGGCAGTAAGGGCCTCAATGCGGCCCGTTTCAGCCTTGTATTTCTCGATTTGCAGCTTTTCAAACTCATAGTTCGCCTTATCTTCGGCAGTCTGAAGTTTTTGTTGCAGTTGATTTATCTGACCTTGCAAAGCGCTTACGGCTTGCTTAGCATGCTGGTCCTGTGTCTGCAATTGTTGCTGCATCTGCTCCACTTGCGGATTCTGGCCTTGAATCTGCGGCGGCAGCATGGCTTGCATGCGATTGGCAATCTCATCCGCGCCAGGCCAATCTAAGTTCTTAGCCAAGAGATCGCCTACAATCCCGGCCGCCTGCGGGTAGGCGCGGATAAATTCAATCATCTGATTGCTTGCCTCTTCACGCTTAGTCGTGAACGATGGGCCAGACTCGCAGGTCACATCGTATTTGCCGGTGGTGAGGTTGTAAACGCGCTCTATGCCCTGCATTTCTTGCTGCATCTGCTCCACTTCGGGGGACACCTGCGGCGCGTTCGGATGGATCTGTATATGATCGTTTGTTCCATCCTCATGGATCACGCGAATCATGCGCTCCGTGTTATAAACCTTCGGGATCAGGTCAACCATGATGCGACCTGCATGACGAATGGCGCGGGAGAGATTGTCGATGAAGTTGAAGGTAGAAACATCACCTTCGCGCTGACGAGCCATAATCGCTCTGCCAGAGGTTTCGTTGCTCTTTGCCCCTAAGCTGGCGTCATAGATACCCATGATCGCCTTCATGTCATCCGATGCGTTCAGCGCTTCTTGCAATGCACCAGCAGGAGGCCCGGCGAACGGCTGCCTTTGTGGCGGAATAGCGCCGTCATACTCGATGTAAGGATGCGAAACCGTATTCGCGGTCGCCCATTTATCAGCGTCACTGTTGAAGGCACCCTTAGGACCAATAAATGGCATTCTCGGTGCCAAGGCAACGAGTTCCGTGCTTGCAGTGCGCCAGAAGTTAAACATCTGTTGGGGATCGCGGGCAAATCTGACAAGCGATAGGAAATGGCGCTGCCCATCTAACATAACTTCATCGCCATAAACAGGGACTATCGGGATGTATTTACCCGCCCACTTATTTGTTTCCAGCACCTCACCACCGGTAATGATCCGCTGCGTAACCTTGTACGAACGCGTGGGGCGCACATCTTTAACCGTTACACCCTGAACGTCGAGGAAATCCTTTATCTTTAGGTATTCCTCCTCGAACATCACGGCACCATCAGTCAGCCGCAACAACTTCGCGGCCACTTCCTCTCGGCTCCACCACTCAGCGACACGAATCATGTCATCCGCAAACCACTGATGGTTTTTATCGTGACTGTTTGCCTCGAAGCTAGTCCGCTCTGCTCCTGGCCATTGCTTCTTAAAGTCTTCTTCTTCCCACAGATCGGTAATGAATGCCTTGTTCCAATCCGAGGAGTCTGCCGCTGTCGAATCTAGATCGCCATAGACCGTCAACGGGTTAGCAATGCGCTCGATCTTAATGTCTTGGTCGAACGAGTCTTCACATGCGTAATCAGTCGATATGCGGAAATAGCCAAATCCACCGGAAACTGCATGCTCTAGCGCAGTGTCGTAAGCCACATCAGCGTCCGACGTGTACTCAATGTTCCGAATCAAGCCGTTAAGAATCTCTGCCGTTTCCTTGTCCGCGCCATCGCCGACAGGATGGCACTTGATGGAGGGTGAATTTTGGCGAGCATCGTTCGTTACTTGGCGGATGAACGCAGGCAGGCGATTAATCGTAAGACAGGGACGGCCTTCTAGCTCGCGCTGGCGCTTGACAGCAGCAGGCCACTGATCGCCAAGACGAGCGAAACGCATGTCGTCTATCCAGGCGTCGCGGTTCTTGCTTTCAGCATCGCTGATGCGCTTGAAAGCGTCCTGCGCGTCTTTTAGAAGGTCGGAGTCTTTAGCCATAAAAAAAGCCGCTCTAGGCGGCTATCGTTGATTCTTTCAAGTTGTCTATCCCATCCAGCCGCCAACACTGACTTGGCGCGTTACTGTTTTCTTCTTCGGCTCTACTGTCATCGCAACAGCGGCATAGCGAAACGCATCCGCGCCATGTGACGCCCAATCATGCAATGGGAATTTGCTGTACTGCTGCGTCTCGGGGTCAACGTCGTATCGGTAATTCCGCAAACACTGGATGCCATCAGCGCATTTATCTGCATCGAAGTAGCAGCTACCAAAGAACGATCTAGCCGCCTCAATGCCGTCAGAAACGCTAGTCTTCGGTGTTATCCGCACGTCATATCCTGCTGCCCTTACCTGCTGCTCAATCGTGCGCTCACTGCTCAATAACTCATTCTGCGCATCGTGCGGCAACCAGCATTCCCCAAACACATACGGCTTTTCGCCCAGCTTTTTGAGGTAATGGTTAAGCGCATGGCCTTGGTTCTCGTAGTAGTCAATTGCTCGATACTCGAACCCGATCTGCTGGAAGAACCAAATTGCCGTTTTGTCCGCTCTGCCCAAGTCCCAAAAAGTATGAACTGGCTTGCTGCTGTCGTAAGGAACGCGAGTAAATCGTTCTTCTTCTGTGGCACGCCTCACTTCGTTTGCGTAGATCGCACCATCTAGCGTCTGCCTGCAATGGCCTTCCCACACCGTAAGATAGGCATCTGCATCCTTGGCTTTTAGGTCGTCTTTCTCCTGCCGCAACACAGCAGGGAACCAGGGATTGTCAGACCAATTAACCTTAACAACCGTGCTATTGGTTGGCGGATTCTTTACGAAGCGCTGATAGGTCTCATCCGCTTCCAGGCTTGGGTTAAACGTTACCCATATTTCTGAGCCTTCCTTGCGGATTGTTGGGATCAGCGTATCCCAAGAACTCTTAGAGACCGTCTGCGCTTCTTCAACCCAGCAAATGTCAGTGCCTTCAACAGACTTGATGTTCGCAATGTTGTGCTTCAGGCCGTGGAACGTGAACTCTGTACCGTTCACTCCCTTGATAACTGTCTGCTGCACTTCGTAGAAGCCTTGCAGGTCAAGCGCTTTGATCTGGTCGGCTAAGAGCTTATGCACAGAGTCGCTAATCGACTTCTGGAACTCACGAGCGCACAGAATCCGTAGGGAGCTTTTAGCACCAAGGATAAGCAGCGCTCTCGCAACGCCCCAGGATTTAGCGCCACCACGACCACCGTAAATGATCTTGTAGCGCTTAGGCTGGAATAGGAACTCCAGCTTCTCCGGGAACTCAGCCGTTATCTGGCTTTCGGAAGACGACTCCGATATTTCGGATGACGTGCTCTCCATCTTCCCCAGCTCCAGCTATAGTTTGTGTTGGCTTCCCATCCAAACGATCACCAACTTCTTTAATTGCCTGAATATCGCCTTCCTCGGCTTTGTTCAGTAGCGCTTCCGCAATTCGGCGCAGTCTCTCAGCATCAGATTGCACAACCGCACGGCGAATTGTTTCTGCCCACAAGCGGTTGTTTTTGCTTGAGTTTGTGTTTCCTTTCGGAGCGCCCATGCTATTCAGGATTCCTTTCGGATTGTCCTGCCCGTAAAATAAAAAACCGCCCGAAGGCGGCGAAATATCCAACACGTTCCAAGGGAGGAGAGAAACGTGATCTTTGTTGGATAAGGAGATTTGGGTTGATAGCGAAGTGGCTGGTACATGCTCACCGTCACTTAAGAGCCCGTGCGCCACGCCAGCATTCGGCTGCCTGCGCATTCGCTATCAAGAGAGTATTCGGTGTGCACGATTCGAACGTGCGTGACGCAGAAGGATTTGCCTTCTGGTCAACCGGGACATGCCAGCGCCTTAGACCACTCGACCAACACCAAACTCTCTCTTGATACCGCCTACCGCTTCGGCACCGGCCCTAATCTGCGCCAGTATTCAGCATCAGACATAGAGCCTCCGAATTAGGTGAATACGCTCCACCATACTAATTTGATGCTACATCCTGCATGACACTTTTTGAAGCACTAAATTGTCATGACAGCTTATAGGTCTGCAATCTACTCTGAAGATACGCAATTAAATCCCTGATCGCGGCCTCCACATCCAAATAAGTGGCAATACGGGCATAGTAGCCCGCCTGATCGCATAAGACC